TTACTTACGCACGAAAATCTAAGCGGAGATAAACATGTAGAAGGCTTATTATTTCCTTGTTTGGACGAGGGTTCGACTCCCTCCAGCTCCACAATATAGCTTGATTATTAGCTATATAAAAGCCAAAGGGACTATATAAGGGACTAAACACCCTATATAGTCCCTTTTTCATTCAAATTAATCTGATTTTTTGGAGCTTTGCACCTATTCGATCCGAATAAATACCCCCGTGATTTATACCCTAAAACATAGCTTTGATAATTTCAAATAAATGCAAAGCTATCCGTTAGACATGTTATTAATATTAAGCAAGTTGATAAAATACTTTTTGTAGATTCCTGTTGTTTACAAAACATGCGGTTAAAGAGGTCTATTTACTGAGTATCCTATCAATATCGGATTGTTTATATAGTCCTAAGGCATTATGCTTTAAAATCCCTTTTTTAGACCATTTCCACAATGTTGATTTATCTCTTCTAAGTTGTAGACTGGCTTCTGCAATATCAACGTACACCTCCCCTTTGCGGGCTTCAATTATGGTGGTTTCACGAGTTACACGTATTATTGTTGAGGCAAGAGAAAGTAAGTCACTTCCGGTAATTTCAAACCGGATAGATTTAGCCAGTTCGGAATCTTTAAGCAATTGGTAGTAGTCCATGGTACAGAATGTTTAGTTTTAAATATGGTTTTGCAAATATATAAAAGCTAATCGGAAAGCCGCAACTATTTTTACATTGTAATGTTCAATTCCTAATTTATAAGCTACTACTGGTTAAGTATTTTATCTATATCGGATTGTTTGTACAGATTTAAGGCGTTATGCTTTAAAACACCTTCCTTACCCCACCTCCACAGAGTAACCTTATTCCTTCTAAGTTGGAGGCAAGCCTCTGCAATGTCCACATAGGTTTCACTCTTGCGGGATTCTATTATTGTTACTTCACTTGTTGCACGTAGAAGAGTATTTACAAGTGAGAGTAAGTCAGCTCCTGTGATCTCAAACCTGATTGATTTGGCAAGTTCAGGATTTTGAATAATGAAATCAAAGTTCATAATGTCGGATTGTTTTTAAGGATTAAAGAAAAAACGGTTAAATACCGATACGCAAATATATTGAATTACAGAAAAAGCCGCAACAATTTTACATTGTTACGGCTTTTTCTTTTTAATGCCTTTACTTTGTCCTCTTCCTCCTTAAACGGCCATTAAAATACCTTTGCGAATAATACACTTTAATAGCCAGGCACTCTCAACCAACTGGGGTAAGGTTTATTTTTATAGGATTGCCACAATGGGGACAATTAAACTCACTTCCTACTTGTATTTTATCAAATAGTTCTGAAATATCAATCTCTATTGCTTTTGCAATTCTTTCTAAGGTATCAACACTTGGATTCCCGTTTATATGTTGACTCAATCCTACAGTTGTAATACCCATTCTTTTTGCCACCTCAATAGAAGTTAAACCCTTTTCTTTTATTGCTTTTTTTATGTTTAGTGCCATATTGTATAAATTTTGTGCAAAGATAAGAACAAACTAATTAATTAAACCTATAACTTTATTAGTTATTAGTTAATGATAGTTATAAGTTTGTTTTGTGTTTGGATAATTAAAGTTATAGCTTTATCTTTGTGCCAACAACAACAAATAAACACCCATGACAATGACAACAACTACCAACATAATCAATAAAGCCGTATTTATGAACCGGTTATTTATGAACCGGTTCAACCTTGGCACCATCAAGCGAAACAATGGCAGAATATTACAATTCAAAGTAGACTAATCAACTAAACTTATTAATAAATACAGTTATGGGAACAGCGAAATTAAATATAGCGTATAATTTAGAGTATTATAAAAGAAAGTGTGATTATTATATGACAATCTCAATTAAAGCATTGGAGAAAAATAGCGAACTTCAGAACATAATGATAAGGATATTAGATGAAAACATTGATTTATCATCGAAAATCAATGAATTAGAAGAACAAAAGAACGAACATCGAGCCTATACAGTTAAATTACAAATATCTAAATAGTTGAGTTATGAAAACAATAACCTTATTACATATAATGAAATCTGCCTGGAGATTCTTTCATATCACCGGTGAAAGTTTTTCAAAATGTTTGAAACATGCATGGCTTAACTTCAAGTTGGTACAGAAAATGCAAAATAGGATAGTTAGGTTCTACTTTTAAAAGGTCGGTTGCTCCATAAGAGAAGCATGGGGCGCTTTAAACGAGAAATTAGTACAACTACAGACTCAACAACTAACAGTACTAAGAATGACACCGTACAAACCTTTTTAGATACGGAGAAACAAGAATACATATGTTTCAAAAAATTTAATTTAGTATCAATCATTTAATATAAACTCTAAAAACAACAAAACTTATGAACAAAGTGAAAACAGTATCACCGTCAACTGAACTACTGGCAAAAGCCTTCAGCATTATTTATGACGATATTTTTAGTAAAGGAGGAACGTTAAACGAAATATCAAAAGTGTCTGATATTTTACAACCTATTATTGTAGCAGTAGGGGAGTTTGTCCAAGGAAAAAGAACCGTATACCTTATAAATCGCATAAAAGAGCTATGCGGCACAATTCCAGATGAAGACAAGAATAAACGTGTTATTATAAATCTCTTAGATAGTGTTTTAGAAATGACTATAATTGCAGAAAGCATATTTTCTATTTATGGAGAGGTGGCAGAACATTTGAGAGCTGTTACAGATATGGAATAAATGTATACACCTATTTTGAGGTATTATCCTTTGCACATAGTAGCAAGAATTAACAATTAAAACAATTAACAACTAAAGTAACAATCTTATGGCAACATCAGCTCCATATCTATTAGGAAAACAGTTTTCCCAGCTAATGAATCTAACGGCTAAAACTCAATCCTTTTTATGTAATGATACCAGCACGTTTATTGAGCTGGTAAATATAGCATCCCGCAGCTCAAACCCCTATTACCTAAAAGAAGCAGTGGATAAGTTTAAAGTCAAATATTATCCGAAAGGATATAAAGAGAATAAAAATCCTTTAAATACAGAACAAAAGAAAATGGTATTCGATCTATATCGACCTAGGTTTCAGCCATCGTATAAACCATATAAGGATTTGGAAAGAATGGCTTTTTTGAGAGTAATAAGGGCGTGCCGGGACTATTTGTTTTTAGGGATGAGAGAAGAAGATACAAAAAAACTCGTTCAGAAAATAGTACAATCACATGAACTCTTATTCAACTAACACAAAAACGCAATGAGAAAAAGCAAATCACAATCCATTGTTAACAATAGTAGCAATGAGGTACGGCCGGAACTGTTCAACTTCCAGGCAAACAAAGGTAAGTGTGTTTTGATCGCTTTGAAGAATGATAATACAAAGAGCGGAATGTTGTTAGGTATTTGCGATAACCAAACCGTATTACTGCAACTTAGGACACCCCAGGGACATGCTTATATTTCAGAAACACCGCTCTTTGATGTGAGTGATATCATAGTCCTGGATAACTGATCAGAAAAAATATATTAAGTTGGAAAAACCGTTTCATTGATTTGGAAAGATTTTTATATGATAAAGCAATAGATTTCAGGAACAAAAAAGCTGTATTATTACCTAATACAGCTTTTCTCTTTTCCTACAATCCGGAAAAAGTCATATTTATACTATTCAGACCCCACCTTCCCTACTACCTGCAACCGCTGCAAAGTGTGAACTGGCAATGTTGAGTGCATACAAACCGGTATTACGTAACACCCCGCTTGGAAGATAACCGCCTTTAAGTAAAGTGCCGTAATTCGCCAAGTCAGCATAATCCTGCAAGGAGTCAGCACCCAGTACGGCCCCGGGCAAGGCATTTACTTGTCGTTGGGCTGCTTGTAGTCTTGCAGCTATTATTTTTATATTCGTGAGGTATCCATTTATCTGGTTAATTGTACTTATAACCGTTCCCGCACCTCTCAGGGCTAATTTAGCGGATGCACGTATCTTTGAAATAGTATTATTATATCCGGATGTAGCACTATCTCAATTACCCTGTAACTGGCCTAATTTCCCAGCTGTCATTTGACCCTTTGCTATTTGTGCACTCACCTGTTTTGAAATATCAGTTCCCTGTTTCATAGAAGTTATGATCAATACCATAGGAGTTTTAATGGGTACCAATGGAAGTGTAGCAACCGGATTACTATTAGCAAAAGCCTTTCCGGTTTGTTTAACCAGTGAATCAGTCGTGTTATACTCTAATAACCGCAATGTTGCTGAAATATCCGTTATATATCCGTCCGGTAATGCGTTTACAATATCTTCCTGAATAGAGGTAATGACAAACTTTCCATAATTCTTTCCAGTTCCGTCAACCAGGTTCGATACCACTCCACGGATCCTGATTGAATGCAATGCTTCCAGTTCACTTTTAGGAGTACAGAATTCCGAACTCAAAAAAATACCCAGTTCAATTTCTTCCAGCTTCTCACCAACATTCTGAACAACCGGCTTGCTTCCTATAATAGCTATCTGGCCGTAAATAGTTTCTCTTGAACGGTTCCATGATTGAGGTAACTTAATACCTTCAAACTTATATGTACCTAATTGTAAAAACATTATATATATATATATTAAAATTGTTATTAAAGTAATTAATAAAATCTAGTTGCTTTCAAAGTTAAAGTGTATCCCGTTATGGAGGCTTAAGCTTTTCCGGAAATATTTGTACGAAAGTTGGTTCTGTTAATGCCATAATATTATTAAGTTCACTATTGATTTTATAATTATGTTACCTGATTGTATTTTGATAGTGCTTCTAAGGACTTCAATAATTCATCCGTTAAAAGATTGTGGAAGGCGTTACGATCCTTCGAGAGTGATATTAATTGGTCCGTAATGCGATTCGGTATTAATAGAATATTATTCTTTAGTTCTGTACCAAACTCGAACAGTTCTAAATAAACATCTTCCTTCTTAACCAATTCCCCCTTACGTTCCTCTAATGTTAATCTTGATAGTTCCGATTTAAAGTATTCTGATCTCTTTTTGGAATCAACGAATAGAGGGATAATACCGGGTAATTCTTCAGGAACCAAACTTTTGTTTGTTTTCCTTTCTTTTATTGATTTAGCATCTGGTATATTTGGAACGTCAATATACTTTGATGCTCCAATTGCAAACTCTTTCATTTCCTTTATTCCTATCTCATAGATAATGCCCTTTCTGGTTCCTACCTCTGATAAAGTTATTTTTCCAAGTTGTATTGATTTCCTGATAAGTGACTCCGATAGGTTTACTTTTTTTGCAAAGCCTCGAATTGATAGTAGTTCGTTTTCCATGTTCAGTTTAATTCTTGATAATTATATTCAACCTGCGCACTGCGCACCATAAAAAAAATATGTAGCTAAAGCGAGAACGGGAGTTTTGATACCCCCGCTAACACTTTGTCGGAAGTACCTTTTCACGCCCTGGTGCGTACAACCTACTTAGTTAATTTGTTAACTTTGTTTTGAAGCAATGCCCTCAAACGTGACGGTAGGTTCTTCACAACATAGGTCGTTACGTTTGCTTGTGTGTTCTTGTTTGCTGCCATGGTAGAGAACGAAGGTCCTTTCATTTCTGTAATTCGTTGCTTCCCTGTGCTTGTTTTCACCTTATCGTGGATAAACTTCGATTCCTTATAACTACCTGCTGCATATATGCCTGTATGTCCACTTGCCATAGATGCAACAAATGCATGTTTAAGGATCTGATTCTTACTCTTTTTTATCTCTATCATGATAAAGCCGGATCCTCTCTTACCTGTTCTACTCTTGGACTCCTTGAAATTGAACCCTACCATGGGAACAGTCTTAAAGGAATAACTAACTGCTGCATATAACCCCTCTACTGTTCCCGCTGCCGGCTTAGATAGCTTAGCAATACGATCCAAATATTTGTTGTTAACAGTATACTCTTTTCTGGCTTCTTTCTTAGCCATTCCAATGACACGCCTTGCCGTTATATTCAGTGCAAATGCAGTTGTTTTCTGAATTTCTTTATAGGATAGCTGGTTTGCAAATTCATTCTGTATAGATTGAATTGACTTCTTACCTTCAATTGTTATGCTGAATTTCATTTAGTTTTGCTTCTATTTTGATTGATATTTTTTTATAAGTAGCATTTGTAAGCATACTGTCATGTTTTCTTAAATAGGCATCGACCGAATAGACATGCGAAACACCTATTAATTCTTTTAACGCATACTTGTTGAGTGTTGCATTGTAAGCAAAATAACAAAACATGTATTGCGCCATTTTATAAGGAGCCTGAGAGCATTTTTTGCTTAAATCTGTATCTTCCAGACAAAAAGCCTCACATACAACCTCTTTAATAAATACAACTTCAGTATTTTCCATAATAGCAATTATTTATCTGTTAATTTCTTTTTGTATTCTTTTGAAGTAATAGATATGACATGGAATGAATGTGAAGTAATAGATAAAAACGCTGTGTATGGCCTGCATAACGGCACTGGTGAGTTAATGCATAAGCAATATCTTCAATGCATATTATATCTTCTGTAGGTTCAAATACATTCATGTATTTACCGCTGAAAGTACGGATACAATCCCTTTTGTATAAATCTTCTTGTGACATTTGATTAGTAGTTTTTAATTTAAGATTCCGACTTCGTCAGCCTTACCGAAACACGAAAGTGATAAGTAAATGTTAATATGTTATTTTTAATTTTAATTGGAAATCCAGCCGTTAACCAATATATTAATATGGCGTCCCTGGTTTCCTGATTAGTGGGAAAGTCTATTCCGTTAAAAGATTTAATTTCTTCATGTTTATCTTACTTTCAGTTCCTTACCAACATTTAATAAATGATTTGCAGCGTTCCGGCACCTGTTGAATGAATCCGTTTATCAACATGTAATAATTCATATTTAAATGTACTAAAAAGCTGTACAACAACTATTATACAGCTTTTTATTCCCTTTTATTGGAGTTTAATTATATAATTCATAGCCATGTAGGGAGACATATTGTTATGAGGATCAGTTGCATTTCCCTTAAGCGGATTTCCGCCTGTATTCTGATTCGTTGCTCTTGTGTCCCCTGTTGTAGTTGTGTATGACCACGGGCCACCGTTTGATTCAGTATCATTTGGACTGCCCGGGACGGTCAATCTGGCATCATGATTATGGGGGTCTTGTATATGCGTATGTGAAGGCATTTCAGTTTTTGTAAGTATATGTGATTCTTCACCTCCTGTTGCACCAAGGGTATAAGCTGAGTCAATGACTATCATTTGACTGATAAGTGAACCGTCAAGAGTTCTTAAGGAATAAGATTCTCCTGCATGGTACCCACTTCCTGAGCTAAGCATTTTTAAAGCAAAATTACTACCAACTCCAATAACCTTAAATTTAGCGGCTACCCCATTGCTAGGAGATAGTGTCGTTAATACGTCATTTAAAGCATATGGTGGGGTACTAACAATATTCAGGTGGAATGTAGATATACCTGCCTGTATAACGTTTTGTGCACCGACAATAAGTGGTATATTAAAAGTAGTTGCCTGAACTCCGTATGGACTTGCAGGACCGCCCAACGAATTAAATAAATCCGCATAATCACTCTGTAAATGATCTGGTTGAGGATAAACAGAACCGTCGCATTTACTCCAACCCATTGGAATTATAACACCTGGCCATATACGAACCGTTCCGGCTGGTGTGAAAAGATTGTCTACCATGTTGTTTAAAAGAGCATTTAGAGTTGCACCGGTAATTTGTTTTGTTCCGTTAGTCGTAACAGTGCCATTGACTAAGGCTTTTAATACAGCTATGTTATTCATATTTTTATTAAATTTTGAATTAATGTATTCGTTAAAATCTTATCTTGTAATTTATTATTTCTATCAAAGTTAAGATGTAATATTATGGAGGTTTAAATTTATCCGGCTTTTTCTTACCTATTGTATATAAAATAATATTTACTTTTATTTTTTTCATTTATCCAAGTGTTTAGTATTTATCTCCATTTTCATTTGCCGTCTTGATTTCTATTTGTTCGCCAGTAGTGGGATTTACTCCGGTTATAATTATGTGACTATCGGTTGTTCTGTATTTTATTTTCATGGTCTTTTATCGAATGCGTTTATTACCACTTAGCCCGGCTTTAATGCCCTTAAGTATGTTTAGGGGTTCTACTTTGTTATTCTTTAGAGCGTACTCACATCCCGCTGTAAATACGTCCAATTGATCATTGGTATAAGTATTTAAGTCATTACTTTTAATTAATACCATTGTTACCTTATCCCCTTTGGTTTGTTTTACGTTGAGTATCTTTATGTCCCCTTCAGGATCCTTTTTGTATGTAATCTTATAGCCTGTTTTCATCTTGAATTTTCTTAAGGTACCGGGTTTTGGTTATCCCTTGAAAGTTTATAAAAACCGTTTCAGTTATTTGAAACGGTTTTTTATTAAAATTACAAAATTATTTTGCCAAATATGATATATCAGTATCATCCCTCAAAACGGTTTTCCCGTCTTCTTTCTGGTTAATGAAGTCATAAATATTAATATAGGGTAATAATCTTGCTTTTGCGTTTTTACCGATAGCTTTAATAAAATTATCATATCCAGCAATAATAGTTTGAAGAGCTTCATAAACTGCCAATTCTTCCGGGCTATCTATATAAGTTTTACAGGATTCAATAATGTTTTTTTCAGCATCGGGGGTATTCTTTGTTTTGTTTCCTACAATGTCAATGTAAGGAAGCATTTTAATCTCTACACTACCTTTAATTCTTTCACAAGCTGAATTAAATTTTTCGAATGATTTTTCAACGTCTGTAAGTACCAAATTCCTGATTGATGGAGTTTTTATTTTAGCTAAATCATCTTCAGCTAATTTTAAAATTAATTTATGCGTTTTATCCCCGTTGCCAACAAGGGCATTCGTTAATAAATCGGTTGTGAAATTCACATCGGTCATGTCAGCGAATAAACTAATAACTTTTCTTTCAATTTCTTGTTTCAATGTTTCCAAATAGGCGATGTTTAATTTAGCTACATCGGAATTTTCACGAACTAAAATTTTCTCTTTCATTTTTTTGTGTTTTAAATATTTGTAATTATATGTAATTATATTTATTTGATAGTGTACTTGTTTCTATCCGCAACTATATAAAGATTTATGTAAAATCTTCATTACTTAAGAACAACCATTGAACTTTGAATATATTTGTTATTCGTCTACGGCTTTTTAAAATAATACTCGCATCAGAGTTATAGTAGCCTGGATACAAATTAAGTTCACATGATTTAATTGTAATAATATTATTGCTAACCGACACCCTCTCATTTCCTGTTGATAAGGTTTTTACAATTCTTTGTCTAAAGTCAGTTATGTAAATAATAACATTAGCATCGGTTAAGTCAATAGGAACCTTTTTTTTAGCTATTATTTCATTCAACTCGTAACGAATATCCGGTATTTTCTGCCCTTGAATAAATGGTTTTAATTTCATTTTTGTCCGTCTAATCATATCAGCCTTATTATATTTTTAGTTGAATTATTAATTGTTATTATGTAGTGAGTAGGTTGTTTCCTACTCACTATTAAATTAACCTATGTGTTTTCTCACACGGTCCTTTTATTCACCGGCATTTTTGTACAAACCACGATAATCAATAGCCGCAACACCGAATTCAGCCGCAACACCGAATTTAATACCCTGGGTATTGAAATTATCTTCACGATTAGCACGTAACCCACCGTTACCACTCAAATATGCATGATACAAACCGTCAATAGCGGCAGGATCAGCAGCCAGGAACCAAGCATTACCACTTAATCGGTGTTCAACAATCAACATAATGTTCATGGTTGAAAATACATTTACCTGGCTTGATTGAGTTGGTGCAACAGTTGCCAGCAATTTACGGGCTACGATTTCATTTTCAGGCGCAACAACCAAATGCTTTGGAACAATACGTAATGTTTTGCCCGTAATACCTGTTTGTTTTTTCAATGCAAGAATAGCAGCAGTTAAAGAAGCTTCGCTCAATGCTGTGCCGGCACCTGAAAGATTGGAATGGTCTGCATGGAATAATGTCTTACCGTCGTCCATTTTTACATTGGCCGTTAGCATGCCCCAAACCATGTCACCACGCAATAAATCCCAGTCCGTTACAAACTTCTGTGGAATACGTTCGAAAGCCGACATGTCATCGTTGATAATCATTTTTCGTGTCAGAATCAATCCTTCTGCAAAAGTCTTCACGCTGATCGTTTGTTTTGCTTCAGCCATTTTCCCGTATTTGATTTCGTCACCTTCGTGCAGTTCCTTCATTCCGTTGGTTGAATCAATCTGATACATGGCTTTCTCCTTGAAATCGTTCACCGAAGTTTCACGGGAAATAAGCTGCCAGTATTCGTCTGCCAGTTGATAATCGGCACGCAACGTTTTGTTTAATACATTTTCCAGGATCAAAGGAAAATCAGAGGTTGACATATCACGTTGACCCATAATGATCAATTTTGCAATCTCTGTATTATCTTTTCCACGAACAGATACGCCACCGCTAATCAGTAATTCCTTACCAATTTCATAAAGGCTCATACCTCTAAACTCATTATTACCTTCCAACTTAAATACGGTTGGATTTACACGATGCAACAAAGCGTTTTCAATTGCACGTACTTTTTCGCTTTTTAATTCTACACTCATTTTTTTGAATTGTTTGTAATTAATAATTAATTTCTGTTAGTTGTAAATTTTCAATTAATAGCCCAAAGCCAAAATATTTCTTTGTCTGATATCATCTTAATTTTTCTTATGTTTTTATATCAATTTTCTTTTTGTAAATAACAAATATTTACAAAGCTATTTGTTAGTAACAATCTGATAATTATTATATTAATAAAATCATCAAGTCATCAATTGAGTATGCTACAAAAGCCGGTATTTCGTGATCTTAATTGTTTTATTCATCTGCTTCGTTATTGTCCGCAACTTTATCAAAACATACGTACATTTTATCACTTCTTTCATCCGGGTAACATGCCACCTGGCTGCAATCAAAATGTAACAAACAGCATTTACGGCAAGGATCAATCTTTGGATTATTCCCGATCAATCTGCAAACTACCTTTATTACATTGATTACTCCTGATTCAGTGTCCTGAAGTTCTTTCTTCATAGTTTAAAAAGGCTTATCAGTAAATTCCTTTTTACTTTCTACAAGGTTAGGCTGAAAGTAATTCCCTGTAAAAGGTGAAAAATGAGTAGTCAGCTTGTCGAAATTTACCATGAATTTAAACGTTCCTATATTTCGCCCTTTTGCAATATCAATCAAAGCAGTACCGAATACATTTACATTTTCATATGGTTCCGGGTATGAAGTACGTCCGACTTGTTCCGGCCGATAAATTAAAATACACACGTCACAAGCCTCTTCAATTTGTCCTGAATCCCGCAACCTTTTAATTGAAGGTACCGGGTTTTGATTATCCCTTGAAAGTTGGGAAAGCGCTACAATCCAAATATCAAGGTCTTTTGCCAGGTTCTTTAATTTACGTGCAATTAAGCCCGTCTGTTGCTCCCGGTTCAGTCCCTTATCATTTACGTGAATTAACTGGATATAATCCACTACAGCCCCTTGAATGCCGTAATTTTTGACCATTG